GGTTAGAACGCCCGGATTCGCCTGCGTGATATTGATGATGTTGATGCCATCAATAAGCTGGACGCCGCGATCGGTATAGAAGCGAACATAGTAGTCGCCGAACTCCAGCACATAGGCTTGATCGAACGAGAACTCAAAGCGTTTGAGAAAAGAAACCTTATCGCTGTACTTGGTCGGGATGACGAACCGCGTACCGGGACACCGCTTGGCTGGCCCCTGCACAGTCGGGATGAATCGCTCCATCTTGAAACAGGAGCTGGCGTACTTCTCAAAGTCTACGCGACCCGATAACAGTGGCCCGACTTCAAAGTTCGTGATACCCGGCGAAACCCTCGCCATCTGTTATAGCCTCGCCAAAATCCAAGTATTGTCTGCGATCGACTCCGGTGGATTCTCGATAGCATTGGCAACCACCGCATCACGAATCGAGAAGCGGTAATCGTTATAAGCGATCTGTTTCTTTTGGGTATCTGCGGTCAGGGGTTCCGCAAGTAAGTACGCGAGATAGGCTGAGAACGCCATATCGAACGCGGTATCGAACTTCACAGGATCAGTAACCTTCGCGAGATAACGCAACTTGAGCGGGCCTGCATCGTTTGAGAGGATGTTTCCCGCTTCGAGCACATATTCTTGACCGCCTATGCCGATCAGATCGGACATATCAGGGGTCGGGAAATACTGCCCCACTTGCACGATACGCAAGCAATCAACCGGCACGGGATATTGATAACTGTAGTCCCAGAGCGGTGTGTCGCTGCTGGCTGCGAGCTGTGCCCGCTTCATGCAGAAGCGCCAAGAGAAACGGCGCTGGAGATAGTCACGCGCCATGTCAAACACGGCGTTGACCTCGCGTGCAGGCTTGGTGTTATCCGTTAGATTCAGAATGCGCAAATCCCCGAGCTTCGTCAGCGCGAGGTTTGCGATTGCGACGTTACTTGCAGCCAAGGGAACCCCCCTCGGCTACTAAGCCGGAGGCCAAATGTCTTGAACGATTGCGTCCTTGATCGACTCGATGGCGTACAGAACTTCATCCTTGTTCATGTTCGCAGCGAGATCGACACGCAATTCCACATCCGTTGAGGCGGTAGACGCCGCACCTTCCGTGACGTTGCGAACACCTTGCTCGCCACGATCAATACCGTAAAAACGATCTGCCATGTTCTCTCTCCGTTAGAGATGGGGCGAGCCGGTTGCCCAGCCCGCCCCGTTCCACTTAGGCCGTAAACCGACCGACGAGCTTCACCGTAGCGGTCGCGTCAGCCGCGCCGGTTAAGGTGAGTGCCACATCGTAGAACTTGTGCGGATCGCTGGTCAAACCCAACGCGTCCCACAACTCCTTGCCGCTGTTGGCGATGGTGAACACCGCAGCCTCATGCAACACATCCTCGCCGTTCAACGCGCCGTCCTTGAGGGACAACGCCGAGGCGAAGAAGTCTGCATCGACCACAGCACCACCCGCTGCCGCCGTGTCGTACAAGCCGATATCGGAGATCGTGGTCGTTCCGATGTCGGGCGAGTAGATACGGAGGTCAGTCATCACTGCGTTCGACGGTACACGGAACATCCGGTAGGTCGAGGCAATGCTGTCGCCGCTGGTGATCGCTGCTGTCGCCACCGAAACGCGCTCGAAACCACCGTCAACGCGGGGGTTGTTGAGCACGACCGGGGTCGCGTCTGCGTTCGTGATAAGGGTTGACTTAACTGCTACAACTGCCATTTTCGTTTACTCCCTTATTCCGCGCACAGGATGTCAACGATCTTCTTCTCCTCGGTGCGGGTCGCACCAAAGGTGCCCATCAGGTAAACCTGATACGGGTGTGAAGAAAGATCACGACGCTGCGTGACGTTGGACATGATGTCATTCCACATACCGAGGTGAACGCCCGAGGGCACCCACACTGGGCAGCGACGGAACGTCGAGCTGGTCGGCAAGCGCTCGGTGTGGACGAAGTTGATGCCCAAGAACTGCATCACCTTGCCGTCCTTCATCACCGGAGAGCCGCTGTTGAAGTCGCTCGACACCACTTGGATTTGGCCCAAGAGGTCATCGTGCTGCTCGGCACTGATCGCGCAGTACACAGGCTCGGCGTCCAAATCGACCTCATTCTCCATGAGAATGCGGCGAGCTTCACGCAGCTTGTCTACCGTGAGGCCCACGTTGCCCGAGGCAGCGTAGTTCACCGCAACGCGCTGGTTGCTGGTGTCAAAGCCAGTGGTGGTGCCACCCGCTTCGCCCGTCTTGTTGTCGTTGAGCATACCGTTGATGATCACATCGTCCATCGCACGGCCCATCGCATACAACCCGTTCTGCGCGTAGGCAGACTGCGGATCAGCGAGGAGACGGAGCTTGTCGAACGAATCGATCAAGTCGGCCCAGTCGAAATCTTCTGGGAACACCCAGCGACGGTCGTTCGGGGTGTTTACCGGAACGATCGGAGCATAACGGGTGCTAACAGCGCGAGCAGCGGTTGCACCGTACTGCGTCACGACTTCGGACTGCTTGCCCTTGTATGAGCCAGTCTGCACGGTGCCGCGCAGCTTGGAGCCTTTTTGCTGCAAAAGCAGCGAGATATTGGTGCCGTATTGGACGGCATAAACTGATGCAATATTGTCGGCCATGATAGACCCTCCAAAAAACCATTAAAAAATGACTCTCGGAAGGCTTATCCATCACTGGGGCCATAATTCCTTGTGCGATACGCTCACACCGAGCGGCTGTCTTTCCAGCAGTCAGCGGGGTCTTACGACTTGCCCGTTCCTAAAAAAAGCCCGGAAGGTTCCCCCTCCGGGCCAAATCTCTCTCTAAGGAGTAACAACTAGGAGGTAACGGCGCAATAGTAATCTCACGCTGTTATTCATGCAACTACTCATCCATCAAATGAGGGTTTGCCATGCGATGCAGACGCTCCATCTCTGCAATCGCTCCCGCTCGCACGCGAGCATCGGGATTAAGGTGACGGGCCTTGAACTCCTCATCCCAAAACAGCGCATTGATTTTGTTTTTCGCCTGCTGCGGCGTCATCGCCCCTGAGTCTTGCAAGTCCGATGCGACGAACGTGCCTTCCGCGAACGATGCGCCGATTGCGTGAAAGAGCTTCATCATCGGCCCTGTGCCGATAGCCTGCTCCAGACGCTCTAGCCCATCCGCATCGATTCCCGCATCCTGACCAAACCGCACCAGCGCACGCTTGGCAAGGTCGGTATTCTGGTCGGCTGCCGCACCCCACTCTCTGCGTAGTTCAGCAAAGTCTTGCTCAGACTTGTTGATAAACGCCTCGCGCTCTTGCTCGATGCGCTGACTCGACATCCCGTTCCACCACTCGGCCAAACCTTTCGCCTGTTTGTTGGTCAAACCCAGCTCGTGCAGGACAGGCGCAACCGCCTGAGCGAACGATCCATCATCGCCCTCTGGCACCGGCAGGTCGTACTTGTCAGCGCTCTCAGGTCGCCCGAGCCGGTCGTACACCGCGCTCCACCCGTCTGCGTCATCCTCTGACTTCGGAGCCAGAATCGTGCGTCCAGCCTTATCAGCACCGAATACCTTTTCGAGATTCTGGTAAGACAGCAGTGCGTCAGACGGGCCTTTCCAGCCTTTCGCTTTGACTAGCTCACCGAGCTGGCTTGCCGTCCCTTCGTCTAGCCCTTCTGCGGCATACCATGTATTGACTTGCGGAGCCGCTGCCGGGGCAGTCGGGTTGCCTGTTTCCACAGACCCTTTTTCATCACTCATCGGGTATATCCTCTCGTAGATTGGTCAAGGTCTTTTCGTCTAAGTGCAGCGCCTCGACAATGAGCTGCACAATCTCTTGGCGACCGACTGCGCGGCCTACCTCAAACATATCGGTTGATCCTGTGCGATCGCTTGCTGCGGGAGGCTTGCCGTACCGCGACATCCGCTTGAGATGCGCAAGCACCGCTATGCCGTCCTCGCTGATCTTCCCTGTCTTAGGGTCAGTGAATAGACGCTTGTACGCACGCGAACGAAACAGGACTCGGTGAACCCGAGAACGGAGCATTAGGTAGGGAGATTCCATTACTTGAGCTTGTCCATGTCTTCGAGCACTTTGAAGTTATTGACTAGCACAAACGTGTAGATGCCGATCGTGACTATCCATGCCCACAGTGGAATCTCATTGGCGTATGCGGCGAATACCGCAATAACAGTCATCTTCACGACAATCAGCGCGGGCAGGACACCCAAGAAATTCATCGCGATCTGCATAACAGGATTTAGCTCGCGACCGCCGCGCTTCAATATAACGTAGGTCGTTAAACCATCGAGCGCCTGCATCAGCAGAAACGCTACTGCAAAAAGCTCTTTCATACTGCTTCTCCTCGAAACCATGCTTGATCGCGCTCGACTGAGCACATCTCAGGTTGAAGTAATCGACCATCTTTGAATGTCAGAACCACAAACCCAGAGCACCAATTGACCGGCCCCGCCTCGGTGTAGTTGAACTGCGGCCCGTAGGGTTCAGCGAGCGTGCCGGTATCGACGCCGTACCTGCGCCCTCGATAGTCAGCCCAAGGTGTCACCTGTAGCTTGTGCAGATGACCATGGACGTAATGCACGCCTGCTTTGAGCGTTGAGTTGTAGGCGCTATGAACGCCGCCGTTGAGCGGTCGGTGACGCACGGCGACCCAGCCATCGGTGCCTTGATTCAAATGCACCGCCCAGCCTGCTTCCCAGCGTGGCAGGTAATCGAGCAGCGTCATGCCCCACATTTCTTCGAACTCGCCTACCCGACTGGATAGATAGTTCTCGAAACGACTGTCGTGATTCCCGATAGTCCGTAGTAACTTTGCGCCCTGAGCGGCCCGCTCAATCTCAGCCATGCGATCCTGCACCGCATGAATCTCATCTTTCATCTCAGGTTGCTTTTCCCACATGATGCGGGCGTGCCGAGAGATGCGTGCGCCATCGAGAATGTCGCCATTTATGATGACGGCTGCGGGCTTCAGTTTCTTAGCGACCTTGCAGAATGCTTGATGCGCCTTGCTCACGAGCCCCGGCCAGTAGTGCGCATCGCTTGCGACCATCACTACACCGTCCGTGCAATCAAACGGTATATCCCGCTTGTATATACGCGCTCGTGTCTCGGCTAACTCTGAGGCGGCTTTGCCTTTTTTAGCTTGAGGACTGTCGCCTATAAACGCTGGGTTTTTCGATTTCAGCGCAACCCCCATCTTCGCCTCTAGCGTTCTTCGCCGTGAGTACACAGATCGAATCGGTAAGCCCGTCAGCTTGGCGACTTCTGATGCGCTCTTGCAGCGTTGCCAAAGCTCCACGAAATCGCGGTCATTGATTTTCATCTTTGGCATAACTTACTCGTCAAAAGTGCACATCATTTGCTGGAGGAGGTGAGCGATACGATCCACGAACTCCTCATCCTGCGAGAGCGTGTTGCCGTAGCCCGCTACATCAAGCACCGCATGAAAGGCCTCATGCATGAAAGCCTGTTGCCTTGCCGTACCTTTGAGCGCGGCATTGATCTCGATGCGATGCTCGTTCGGCATCCAGAGTGCGACTGCGTGCTTATATTTCCACTTTGACTTTGGAACTGTGGTGACCGTGATCTTGTGTCCCGCGAGCTGAAAGCTCTTAGGGATACCATCAGGCCTTGCCTTTGACTCGCTCATAACTTCGCATCCCCCCGAATCCGAGTAGCCCGCCGAGCATGATTAACAAGTCTGTGGTGTCGATCGTGGGCGGCACCTGCCAGCCCTGAGTCAGCGAGAGCCACGCAAGCAGTGGTTGCGCGATGTAGGTGTAGCCCATCCCTGTTACGCATATCCAACCCACTGCGGGCCTCCA